AATGAATTTTATAGACAGTTTCCAAGAACAGAACAGCACGCTTTTAGAGATGAAGCTAAGGAGTCTATATTTAATTTAACAAAGATATACCAACAGATAGACCACAACGAAGGTATGCGGTCAAGCTCATTGGTGACGAGAGGTAACTTTCAGTGGGAGAATGGCGTAATAGATACAAAGGTGATGTTTATGCCTAACCCAAAGGGTAGGTTTTACATAACTTGGATTCCACCTATTAGTTTGCAAAACAGGGTGGTAGTAAAAAACGGTACTAAATATCCTGGAAATGAACACTTAGGAGCCTTTGGTTGTGACCCTTACGATATATCAGGGACTGTAGACAAGAGAGGTTCTAATGGTTCTGCACACGGTTTAACCAAGTTTAGTATGGAGGACGCACCAAGCAATCATTTCTTTTTAGAATACATTGCACGACCTCAAACTGCTGAGATATTTTTTGAAGACATATTAATGGCTTGTGTTTTTTACGGTATGCCAATACTTGCAGAGAATAACAAACCAAGATTATTATATCACTTTAAGAATAGAGGGTATAGAGGGTTTTCAATGAATAGGCCTGACAAAAAATATACAAAGCTATCTTCTACAGAAAGAGAGATTGGGGGAATACCTAACTCAAGTGAAGACATAAAGCAAGCACACGCTGCTGCAATAGAAACATATATAGAGGAACTTGTAGGTATCTTAGGTGATGACGAAATGGGGGATGTGTACTTCCAAAGAACATTAGAAGATTGGGCAAAATTTAACATAAACAATAGAACATCACACGATGCCTCTATTAGCTCTGGTTTAGCCATTATGGCTTGTAACAAAAATCGTTACGCACCAGTAAATAAAGTAGTAAGAAAAAATATAAATCTAGGGTTTAAAAAATATGACAACTCTGGAAGTTATTCAAAAATAAGAAACTAAATGAATGTAGTTGCAAATCCAAATAGCGTATTTCCTAGTCAGGTTGTTAGCAATGACGAAAAAAATAGCCTAGAGTATGGGAGACAGGTTGCTCAAGCAATAGAGTCTGAGTGGTTTAATCAAGGTGGATATGGCAATAGGTTTTCTACAAATTACAATCATTTCCATAGTTTAAGGTTATATGCAAGAGGCGAGCAGCCTGTACAAAAGTATAAGGATGAGCTTGCTATAAATGGCGACTTGTCTTACCTAAACTTAGATTGGAAGCCTGTTCCTGTTATATCAAAGTTTGTTGATATTGTTGCAAACGGTATAACAGAAAAGAAGTATGAAATAAACGCATATGCACAAGACCCAGAGTCAATTAAAAAAAGAACTGACTACGCTGAGTCCATAATGCGTGATATGGTTGTAAAAGAGCAGTTAATTCAATTAAAAGAGTCTTTAGGTATAGACGCTTTCAATACTAGCAATCCAGAAGAACTACCTCAAACAAAAGAAGAGCTTTCTCTTCATATGCAACTAGACTACAAACAGTCAATAGAAATTGCAGAAGAAGAGGCTATTAATCAAGTTCTTGCTAAAAACAAATTTAATGAAATAAGAAAAAGGTTTAATTATGATTTAACTGTTCTTGGCATAGGCGCTGTTAAAACAAACTGGAACAAAGCTAATGGGGTAAAAGTAGAGTACTGCGACCCTGCTAACTTAGTTTATTCTTACACAGAAGACCCCAACTTTGAAGACATATATTATATTGGAGAAGTTAAGGCAGTTACAATACCTGAGCTTAAAAAACAATTCCCTAACATACCTCAAGATGAATTAAAAAAGATTGAGAATATGCCTGGGAATAGGGAATATTTAACAGGTTGGAAGGGGTATGATGAAAATACTGTTCAAGTTCTATATTTTGAGTATAAAACATATAATAACCAAGTATTTAAAATAAAGACAGGACCAAATGGTCTTGAAAAAGCTATACAAAAATCTGATGACTTCAATCCACCAGAAAATGATACATTTAAAAAAGTATCAAGAAGTATAGAGGTTCTTTACAGTGGAGCTAAAGTCCTTGGCACAAATACAATGTTAAAGTGGGAGTTGTCTGAAAATATGACAAGACCATACGCAGATACTACTAAGGTAGATATGAACTATGTGCTATGCGCACCAAGAATGTATAATGGTAGAATTGAATCCGTTGTAAGTAAAATTACAGGGTTTGCTGATATGATTCAAATTACACACTTGAAGCTACAGCAGGTTATGACGAGAATGGTTCCTGATGGAGTGTTCTTAGATGTAGATGGATTAGCAGAAGTTGACTTAGGAAACGGTACTAGCTACAATCCCGCAGAGGCACTCAATATGTATTTTCAAACAGGTAGTGTTTTAGGTAGGTCTTTAACACAAGACGGAGAATTGAATAGAGGTAAGGTTCCTATCCAAGAACTACAGTCATCAAGTGGAGGAGCTAAGATACAATCTTTAATACAGACGTATCAGTACTACTTACAAATGATACGAGATGTGACAGGGCTAAATGAAGCAAGAGATGGTTCTCTACCAGACAAAAATGCACTCGTAGGGCTTCAAAAGATGGCCGCTAATCAATCCAATGTTGCAACTAGACACATACTGCAGGCGAGCTGTTATTTAGCTCTTAGAACCTGTGAAAACGTCTCTAGAAGAATAGCTGATTCTTTAGGATTTGCATTAACGTCTAATTCTCTTCAGAATAGTATTACAAAATTTAATACTGCTACGATGTTAGAAATGTCTACATTAAATCTTCACGACTTTGGAATATTTTTAGAACTAGAACCAGAGGAAGAAGAAAAAGCGCAGTTAGAGCAAAACATACAAGTTGCTTTACAGTCAGGCGGTATTGACCTTGAAGATGCTATTGATATAAGAAGAGTCAAAAACCTTCAGCTTGCAAATGAAATGTTGAAGGACAGAAGAAAGAAAAAACAAGAGGCAGCAAGACAGGCTCAGTTGCAAAATATACAAGCACAAGCAGAAGCAAATGCACAGGCATCAGAGAAAGCTGCTATGGCTGAAGCTCAGAAGCAACAAGTTATAACTGCTGAAAAAGTAAGCCTTGAAAAAGCTAAGACTGAATTTGAGATACAAAAACTTCAAGCAGAGGCTCAAGTAAAGAGAGAACTTATGGCTGAAGAGTTTAACTACAATATTCAGTTATCTCAAGCTAAAGGTGTTGCTGAATTGCAAAAAGAAAAAGAGCTTGAAGACAGAAAAGATAAGAGAATAAAGATGCAGGGGACTCAGCAATCTGAGTTGATTGACCAAAGAAAAAATAACTTATTACCGAAAAATTTTGAAAGTTCAGGTAATGATGTTATGGGAGGAATTGGATTAGGCCAATTTGAACCAAGCTAAATAGAATTTTTTAATTTATATTATATTATATTATGTCAGAAGAAGTGAAACAAGAGGGTGACTTTAAAATAAAAAGTAAACCTAAAATGAAAAACCTTGGAAAGAAAAATGAAACGGCTAAAGTAGATTTGTCTGCTAAAAATAAAGTTGATGAAGAAGTTACTAAGGTTGTCTTAAAAGAAGAAGATGCCAATAAAGAGCAAGAAACAACAACAGTGGTTGCAGATAAACCATCCGAAACTGTACAAGAAGTGGATACAGAAGTACCATCAGGGGAAAGCACCGTTCAAGATGAAGGGGTTGTTACTATCCAAGAAGTAACAGAAGAGGAAGCTAAAGAAGTAAAAGAAGTTGTAAAGGAAGCTAAAGAAGCAATTAGGGATGAAAAAACAACCATTGGATATCCGTTGCCTGAAAATGTAGAGAAGTTAGTTTCTTTTATGGAAGAAACAGGTGGAACTGTAGAGGACTACGTTAGATTAAATGCTGATTATAGTAGTGTAGATAATAATACATTACTAAAAGAATATTATAGAAAAAGTAAACCGCATCTTGATGATGACGAGATTAATTTCCTTTTAGAAGATAACTTTTCGTATGACGAAGACTTAGATGAAGAAAGAGATATACGCAAGAAAAAGCTTGCGTTTAAAGAAGAGGTTCAAGAAGCCAAAAACTTTTTAGAAGACTTAAAGGGTAAATATTACGATGAGATTAAGTTAAGACCAGGCGTAACCCAAGAGCAACAAAAAGCAATGGAGTTCTTTAACCGATACAACGAAGAGA